TTGATTGCTACCGCCATCGCAGTTTCGAGCGACGGCAAACGTTGCGTGAACAGTGAATCGGCGATTTCCTCAACCAGAGTACATAAGCCGTCCACTTCCGCGAGGGCTTCCGCTGGATCGGTTTTTACCAGTTTTTGTTGCACGCCGATATCAATCGTCAACTCGTGCGGCTGCTGACCACGGGACGACTCACGTTCAATCGTCCTCGGTACTACCGTCACATACAACGACGTTCCCATGTCGCTCAGCGACAACTTGGGCACCCATTTGCGTTCGGCAACAAACGCCTGGCTAAAGCTGGTGCCGTTTATAGAGTCAACAACGGCTTGCGCCAATGTGACTACAGTCGCGCTCATGGCTTCAGTAATGTCCCTTCAAGTATAGCGAGGCGCCGATCCAGGTCTGCTTTTTCCTGCCGTGCGATTCGCGTCTCAGTCAACAGTTCGTCGAGCCTTCGTTCTACTGACGAAATGCGATTGACCAAAACGCCGAATTGCACAGCCAACGCCACGATCGCAATGACCGTCTTGGGGCTCAACCACTCGCTGCGTGCCTTGCTGAATTCAGCCCTTGGCATTGTTACTCCGTCGCCACGAGTTTTGAATGAACGCGAATCGTCGCATGATTCGGGTCGGCGTAGCGCCAGCACGGCTCGCCGCCGACACGCATTACCTCGTATGTGCGAGACCGGCCATCAGTGCCAATCTCGGTGACCCGATCACCGTCCTCGGGCAGCAGTAAATTACCGAGATCAGTTGCGCGAATGAGCCAATCTTTCGCATCGATGCGGAGGGGAAATCCGTTCTGGTCTACTAACTCCAACACGGTCCTGCCTGGCGTGGCATTGATCGCAACAGACGTACTGCCGCGAGCATATGTCACCGCATGCGACATGTGGGCATGGCGCTGTTGACTTAACCAGGCAAGACCGCTTTGAAGCATGCTCATGGCTTAGTAGTCGCCGAGATTGATCCAGAAGAGGTCGATCGTGCCGGTAAAGGCAAGCGTGTCATTGCCCGAGCTGTCGGCATCATCAACCAAGGCGTTCAAATACAGATCGACGGCGGTAGTTGTGCCGTCAAGCACAATCTCCTGCGCAGCCGTGCTCTGCCCCTTGGCCGTCGTAACGCCAGCGACAGCTTGCGGCATCGCCGTAGAAGGCAGAATGTTAGCCTCCGTGCCCGACAACGAGGCATCGGCGGCCGCGACAACGCTGCCAAGCGCGAAGTCGCCGTCAAAGGCGTCGGCAATCCCGCCACTGCCAGCAGTCACGGTCAGATTGGCAATAGCGCCAACCATCTTGATCGCGCCGGCCGGGAAGTCGTAAATCTTCGTGCCGCCCGAAGACTGACCGCCAGCCGCGTCCGCCATCGTCACTGACAGAGCGTCGAGGCTCAATCGCGTGTGGTGCAATACGCGATCACCCATCTCATAGGCGGTTACGCCAGTGCCTTTCGCTGCGCCTACGCCGGCCGGCGTTACGCGCTTGACGTTCATCAGGCAGCGAACGGTAGTCGGTCCGGACGCTTTTGCCTCGACCGCCACGCCGCAGTAAAAATCCTCAGGCGCGGCCTGAGACGTGATCGCCACGTTCGCCGACTTGTCCCACCAAATCTCGGCGCCAGCCGCCCACGTCGTGCCAGCGGCACAAGCCAGAGCGGCAATGCCGTTGACATGAACAGTACCGATCGCGTTGGCTGCAATCGCACGCGCCGCAAATGCCGCGCGACCATCGGCCAGTTGCGTAACCTCGCCGGCCGCCAATGCAACAGACGGCGTATGCGGAACGGAAAACCCGTCCGCGGAATACGAAGCTTCGAGTGCCATAGATGTTACTCCCTATGGGGCGGGACCAATGCCCGCCCCGAATTAAGCCGCTGGTTTACGCGCCTTCCATGCACACGCCGGCGCGATACTCTTGCATCGCGACACCGAAGTCGTGATACGCCCGCATTTGAATGCCGAGCCGATTGAAGTCGGCATCCGCTTGATCGATCGTCGGAACACGCTGACCATTGAGGAAGCAGACTTCCATAATGGCCATGTCGTTCGGGTTGGCGAGCAACATCCAGCGGGTGCTACTGTTGCCGTAACTGGCATTCGCCATGTAGGACGATACCAGAATTTGGAAATCACCCTGGAACGTGTTCGCCGTCGGACGAGTAGTGACAGTGCCAAGGCCCGCTGTGGTCTCCTGGACGGTCATCACGGCCGTGCTATTCATCAGCCCCAATGCAGTACGCTTGAGGTTGACTGGCACGACCAGCTTGGCCGGCGCCAGACCCAGCGGCTTGCCGTCCGGATCAGTCATTGAGAGGAACAGGATTTCGGCGGCAGTCAGACCATCGATGCTCAGCACCGAATCAGCGCCGCTAGCGGCATTGCCACGAGCCGCCGTGAAGAATGTTGCACGCTGCTGGAACAGCAGCGTCCAGAACTCATGGTTGATTGCCAATGCGCCGCCGCGGCCCATCCGCTTGAGGATGCCCGTAAATGCGCCGAGGTCATCATTGATGATGTCTCTGCGATCGATCGCGAACATGCGGGCGAAGGTGTCAGCCTGATTGGTGTAGGAGACCTCGCCGGCCGTGCCGTGCGTGATTTCGCCGCCCGGCTCCAGTTTGCGGTAAGTGAAATCACCAGTCAAGCTGTACGTCGTGACCGCCTTGAAGTCCGTAACTGAACGAATGGCGGCCATCTCCTGCCAGACGTTCTCGACGCCCATGAAATGCTGAACAATGAACTTGTTCGCAGCCGCCGACAGGATGCCGCTCAGATCGAACGTGCTCGGTCCCTGTGCGGCACGCAATTCGGCCGGCTTGAACGCGGCGCGAAGCAATGGCCCTACATCGCGGTGCGACACTCCGCTGAATCCATTAGCGCGAGCCGCACACAATAGCAACTCGCCGAGCCCAATGCCGTGACGGAAGCGACGATCACAAGCTTCGAGCACACGCGCATCGTAGTGCTTCTCGATGTCCATCAGTCCGCCGGCCCGGCAAAGCGCGGCCTCGTACACCTTGGCCTCTTCGGCCGGATCGGCCATACGCGGCCGCGTGTTAATGTGCATGCCGGCGCCACGCCCGCGGAGCAAAGCGTTCTCGAAACGCTCTGGCGTCCAGTCTTCCGCAATCGCCTGCCGCGCAGTCGCCTCGACGAAGTCCAGGGCGCCGGGATTTACCTCGAGCTCTTGCGCTGTCAGCTCGCGGATTCTTCTCTGTCGCGCGGCCCGAAGTTTCGGCCCGGCCAGCACTTCGTCGAGGCTGGCATTCGGATCAACCGCCCGGATGCCGCCGCCATCGGTGCCAGCATCCTTCGGCTTCGATTCCTTAGCCTTGACCTCTAGAAGGTCAAAGTCCTTTTTCAACGTGTCGCGATGTTCATCCGTCAACTTGTCCGGATCAATGCCGCGAGCCTGTAGCCAATCACGGAATTCCATAGATACACTCCTCGCGGCTCGCGCCGCCACCTTTGCGTTCGCGCCCTTGTCGGCCGCAACAGACAGGAACGAAACCTCGTCGATTTCACCGGCCCGGCAGATGTAGCCAGGTCCTGTGAAATCGCGTCCATTTACAGTTACAGTCTCCCCGGCTTCTATTTTTTCCAGCCGAGTGATCTTTACCCCGAGCGACGTTTTCCAGACAAATCCATTGCGAGCGTGCAATGCAACCTTACCGGCCGGATCATCTGGATTGCTTACATCACCAGTTAGAATGCCCTCAATATTGACACCATTTGCATCAATGGTTACTGACGTGGATTGCCCCACTATGCTGTCGTCCCGATGATCTAACAGCGCCGCAATCGGCTCATTGGCCTTGAGGCCGGACAAATCTATTACCACGGGAGCCGGCGCATAATAATAATCTGGCGTGATTGCCCCGCCGGCATAGGCCATCGTACTGAACGTTGGCTTTTTGCCCTCGCCAGCCGCAGCCTTGATATCTGCTTTTGACGTTGCGACTAATCGCGTATTGGGCTGAAGTGTTACCGACTTAGGCATGTGCAATATCCCTCAATCTGCCCCCGGCTTGCGATTGCCCGTTTCCATTGCCGTTGTTTTGTGGTGGAACAACAGGCCTTGGTTGCTTAACACGAATGCCCAATTCCCCAAGAAACTCGGCAAGGTTTTCAATGCTTGCGCCACGCTGCACGAGTGACAATGCCATTTGACGTTTAAATGCAATTTCTGCGGAATCCAGCCCGGCTTCGGACATGATCCGCCGCTCGCGCTGCAACGTCGCAACGTGTTGCTCGAAATCCTCACCGGCCTGCGCGAGCTCGGCGGTGCGCGAAGAGCACAGGGAATCCAATCGCATTTGCTGTGCGCGAGCGGCCTTCTCTTCATCAACATGGGCGCGTGGGCGCCATTCCCACGAGTGCTTCGGACCGGTCGCCAGCGTGGTTACATACATGTACCCCGCCAGGCTCATCGCTTCGCGTAGCCAGCGTTTGAAGATCTTATCGAGCAAATCGTCTTCAATGTCTTGATGATCTACATCGAGGATGCGATCGTAGCATTGATGATCGAGCCGCCCGCTCGAATAGTTGTATCCGGACGAATCAAGCCGTGCGATATTGCTCGGCATATTCAGTGGTCGCGCCCCTTCGCAAATCAAGCGTCCGTCAAATTCTGCAAACGTCGTACCGGGCTGCTCAGCCTTCATCTGATTGGCACGCATGCCGGCCGGCAGCGTGGTCATCATGCCGGATGTGATTTCCATCACGTCCCACGGCTCGGCCTCTACATATGGCACATCGCTATCAGGATCGATATTCGCCGGCGACTGTCCCTCCAGAACAACCGCGCCGAATTCTGCTGCTTTTCGCGATGCTTCAAGCACCGATTGCCGATAATTGCGCCGATCAGCGTACAGCGACAGACTGCTGGTGATTTGCGGTATTCCGCGCCGCTGGCCAGGACGCCGCATCTTGTAGAAATGCAGCATATCATCGGCTGGAACGATAAACACGTCGCTCGCAAAACTGGTCAGGAGCCCGGAGCCAGGATGTTGCTTGAGGACATGGTATTCAACGGGGTTGCCAAATTTGTCAAAGACAATGCCATCCTCGTTCAGCGGATCGCCCTGCCAATTTGCAATCGGATCAGACACTTGATCCGCTTCGATTACCTGCAAATCGAGCTTGACTTTCGTTGGAAGCTTTTCGTTTCCGAACAAACGAATAAAAACCTCCCCGCTTGCCGCACGTGATTCAACGCACAGCCGAAGCTTTTTTGCCAAACGAACAGCTTTCGCCCATTCGGCAAATTCCGATTCGACATGGCTATCTACGCGATTGTCCCCAGTCTTCATTCGCAGTACCGGTCCGCGGCCGATCATGTCGGCAGCTAGCGTTTGGAGCTGACCATCCGTGTACGGATTGTTCGCGGCTTCGTATCGTCCGCGACTGCGAAGTATTGCACGAATCGACGGCGAAGCAGCGGCATCAGCCGCTAACGAATCGGCTTGCGCCCAATGTCGGTAGTTGTTATTCGTCGTTTGCGCGGCATCGTATTTCGCACGAATGCGATTACGCGGAACAGATCGCGCCTGCGAGGCACGTCCGAACAATCGATTCCAAACGCTCAACGCACCGCTCCCGGTGAACACAATTGCGTGAAACGAATTCCGCGATGCGCCTGCTGTGTCGCAGATACACGGCGCACGTGTTCGTCGGCCTGAATCAGGTCCGGCAATGGGTGCTGCTCTACAGACCCCTCGTCACCCTGAGCCCGCTTAATGCCGGCTACGGCATTCGCCTGAATGACGGTTGTGATTTCGTCGGCCATGATCGCACCTGTGGCAAAAACGCCGAGCCGGCAGACCGACCATCCGCCGGCCCGGCCAGGAGCCTGGTCTTAGCAATCTAGATACTTATCTATCCCCGCGAAGACAAGAGGCGAAAGCGTTTTACCCTATACCGGTATAGGGTGCTAACAAATACCCGCTACCGGTATTGGTCTAGAGTTGTTTTTCAACCGTCGTTACGCGCAACCCGCAGTAACGGCATTGCCGCCGACGAAGAATACGATTGTGCGAAATCGGTGTCGTTCTGATCGTTTCAAAGTGACCGCAATTGCACCGACGGCACCGCAGGCCAACGGGCTTAATCTCTGGTTCGGTCTTTGGTTTCAAAATAGGCACAGATTGCACCGATGCAATCGGTTCAGGTGCAGTCATTGGCTCGGGCAATGGCTCGACAACTTTCCGCTTGCGTGACTTTTCCGGCTTCGATTCGTTGGTTTCGGGTTTGCGTTTGCGCGGCACGATGCAATCTCCTTACGCGCTACAATCCTCTTTGTGCCAACTTCTCTCGCTGAACATCGGACCATTTCCGCCGCACTCGCGGCCGCGCTTGCGGCGCCTGCGTTACTCCACCGGCGATCGTTGCCCCCGCAATCGAAGCTCCTACCGCGCAACCGACCAAGCAATCAAACCAGTGATTATCGCGGTTTGCACGCAATTCCCATTCGGCGATCGTCCGGCCTGTCAAGCTACTGGTCCGCTGGTCGGGATATTCCGCCGTTAGATGCTCAGCAAAAAGTCGATGCTGTTCCGGCTTGCTGCCGAACAGCGACAGGCACCCCGGATCGCCGATAGCTACGGCCAGCCGTGCGAACGTATAGGTTTTCCAGAAATTCGTATCATAGATGACCCGTCGCTGGCGATCCGTGCCAGGTCCAAGGCGCCAATTCAGTCCTACCCGCTCACCCGGCCTCCGTTGCCATTCGCTCATTGGTTTTTGGCTCGCCTTGATGCCTTGACCGAACGACGGCAGCAAAACACCGCGATGCACAGATTGCCGGCAGAATCGCTTTACCAGCTCCGTCGAAACGCCCCACCGGGCATCGATCATCAGTCGTTCAATCTGCACGCCCTCGCCGTCCTCACGTTGCCATGCCCTGTTCATTAGTCGCGTCGTCAGTCGCTCCAGCCCAGCGTAAATCCAGCCCTCCTGCCCGGCTTTTGGCGCAGCCATTTGCAGAGTCTGACGTGCGGCCGATTGTGTGAAATAGCTCAGCCCCTGATCCGGCTCCGTGCCGTAGTCCACGACGTACCCAGTGAAGTCGGGCTCCCATGCGGCAACAACCCAAAATAGGATATTGTCATGCACATCTATCATTGCAGTCAGATGCGTAGCTCGAAGCGAAACAATCCCGCGTTCCAGCCCGTTCACCTTTGCCGCAATTTGTTCGGCTTTCAGGAGGTCGCGTTGCGCCCGGTCCTCGCGAATCGGTTCGTTTTGGTACTCGGCAAAAAACGCAACGTCACCGCGATCGATTCGCAAATTCATCGCGTGCTGAATCGCGGAAACTTCATCGGCAAACCGCCGTTCCGGCCACGCCACCTCGGCGCCCGCATCCATCTCTGCGCGATGTCGGCGGTAAAACTCGTTGCATCGGCGTGCCACTTCCGCCGGCCCCGAGAGTCCCGCTGCCCGGTCAGCTTGTGCGGCTCGGCGCAGCTCGGCGTATTCGTCCCACAACTTCTGATTCGTCGGGAACGAGCAAACCATCCGCGTTCGCTCACCCTGCCAGACCGGATGCCGTTTGGGATCGAGCATGCGGTCCGCCATGTCATCAGCCGCGATCACCGTGGCCGGCATGAGTGCTGCGATCTTACGTGTCGGACCAGCCAGTCCCAGGACGGCGCCATTCAGGATGCGCTCGCGTGTGGCACACTGACTCGGCGAACGAGCCGATTCGTCTGTTTGCGGATCGTCCACTATAACAAGGTCTGGGCGAACGTTGGCACCGTCCGCCCGCTTGAATTTCATGCCGCGAATCGAGCCGGTCAGCCCCGCCCCGCGAATCACGTTACCGCAACCTGGCGTGGCAAACGTCAATTTCGGCAAAACCGGAAAGACTAGCTCGTCGGCCGTCCAGCCGATATAGGTTTGCTTTCCATTATAGATTTGTCCGGCTGCCCGCTGATGAATCCCCTCCAGCGCGCGTACGGGCCCGCAGACCTCCGAGAAGTCCTCTTCAAGCGTGTCATTGTTCTCGATCTCGGACTTGATCGAATCGAGCGAAGCTTCGGCCAAGCTTTGCTCAGCGGAAATGATGACTACGAATTGCCGATGCCCGCAGAGCGTTGCCCACAGGCACGCCGCTTCGCAGAGGCTCGTCTTGCCGCTGCCTCGCGGCATAGCCATTGCAAATTGCCCGCCCTGTAAAACGGCCTTTTCGATTTTTGCAATCACCCGCAGATGGTCTTGCGACCATGCGAGTGTGAACGTTTCTGGAAAATACGTCTCACAAAAGTACCGGAAGTCTTTCGCCGCTCGCCGTTTCCGCGCCGGCTTGACGGGCTTATGCACCCATCCCTTGTCGGCGATATCACGCGCGGAACGCGATATCGACTCCTGTCGCTTGCGAGCGTTCTCTTTGTGCTGCTCGTAAGCTTTGGCTTTTACGGTTTGTGATCGGCGGGAAGGCATCTACGAATCCATTACTCCAGCCATTTCCGCATTGTTTCCAGCCCATTGTTAATCGTCTGTCGCACGCGCTCTTTTGACAGGCCAAAATACGCCCCGATCTCTGCGAGTGTTTCGCTGTGATAGAAACGTCGCTCGATTATCTTGCGAGTACGAACAGGCAGACAATCCAGAAGCTCAAGCATTTCAGCACGGATCGCTCCGGCATCAGCAACTTTCGCGCGAGGATCGGCCATCGGTAATTCAGGCAATTCGCGTTCACGCAAACGCTTGCAGTAATCTCGCTTAATGTTGCTGAACGATTTCCAAATCGAACGGCATGCGTACGTGGAAAACCGAAAACCGCGGCCAGGATCAAAGTCGTCGATTGCACGCATCAGCGCCGCAACACCCTCGCTAATCGCATCCTCGTATTGTGCGGGATTCACATTGCGAGCCATGCTGTAAACTAAACCAAGATTGCTTTCGGCAATCGAGCGTTTTAATGCAACGGCTTCATCGGGTGCCGTGCGGCATAATTGCTGATAGCGGCGGAAGTCGGCTATTGGAGTTGCAGCCATCGTTGTAGTATCTCCGATTCATGGAAGATGGGCAGATTCAAACGCGGTGATCTCTTTCCGGTCC